CCGCAGCGGCTTCCCCTCGCTTGGTCTGAGCCCGCTGGGCTATCGAACCAGACGTGAGTGAACCGAGCTCGACGAGCTGCGGTGTGGCATAGAGAGCACCGGCAGCAGCAAGACGGATCATCGCCTTGTTGGTGAGAACCTTCCTCTTTGCTTCGGCGTGGTTCTCACCCTTCCGGTTCATGCGTCGGTTGATCTTCTTGGCGGTCCGCTTGCCATACAGCTTGGCGTCCTGAGACCGAGTGCGATCGGTGTAACCGGCGTTGGGCTTGTTCAGTTCGGCTCGTCGGACGCCCCACTTCATGCCCTTGACGCCGTAGTGGACGAGTTCGGATGATGTCATCGTTTCATCCTCACTTGTCGTAGTAGCCGGTTCGCTGCCGAGCATCGATGACCCGAGAGGTGTACGAAGCGACTCCAGCAGCACCTACTCCGACCGGACCCGCGAAGAGAGTTGCAACGACCTTTTCCCCCGTACTCATCCTCGCGGCAGTGACTCGGTCGGGGTCCTTCAGGTAGTCAACCTTCATCTGGTTGAGCTTGGCCTTCTGATTGGCCTTGGCCTTGGGGCTCTTCGCCTTGCGTACTGCACGCTTCTGACTCGAGTACTCGTGCTGCTTGACTTCTAGCCGTGCTCGAGCCCCGTGAACTTCTCGGGTAGATACGGCCTTACGAACGCCCCACTTCATGCCTTTGACGCCGTAGTGGACGAGTTCCGATTCCATGCTGGATGCCCTCCTTTCGGGGCTTACTCGAATTGCTCCTTGTTGAGCTTGAACGCAACGAAAGCGTCCATCAAAGCAGCGACGTTGTCGATCTTTCCCTCTTGACGCTTCTTGAGAAGCTTCCTATTGCCGTTGGTGTCCTCTAGTGTGATGGAGTTACCCATGGCAAAGGTCATGAGTGCCTGATCAAAAATGAGCAAACGTTGGCCACTAAGAGTCTTTAGTTCCCCAAGCGGGACAGACTCAGTCCTCGCCCCCTGAATAACCTTTTCGATTCCGTACGGCCCGTTCTCTGCCTCCCAACGGGCTACAAACTCCTTTGCGTTGTAGGGGTCGAAACCAAATGCGCGCACGTCATAGCCACATTCCTGGATATGGGCATCCAGGTCATCGTAGACTTCCATCATGTCGAGGATCGTACCCTCGAAAATGTGAAGGCTTCCTTCATTGATGAAGTCGTTGTACTTCTGCCGCATAGCCCCGGGAAGCTTCATCAGCGTCAGTGACGTGATGTAGCTTCGGGTCTTCACTCCAAATTTGCCACCAGGCAGTGGAAACAGGAATGTGAATGCACAGAAGTCGTCACCTTGGGAAAGGTCGGCGCCCATAGCACAAGGCATCGACCAGAATTCCCGGTAAGGATGAGGCAGCGTCTCCTCGTAAGTGAAGAAGTACGTGTAACCCTCCATCGGAATACCGAAACGCTTCGCCAGAATGTCATTCCGGGAAGCCGGGGCCTTTTCGGCTCGTTCAACATCCAGTTGGTAGGTGTCATACGTGACAGTTTTCCCGAGGTTGGGATTGGCCTTGGGCCACATCGCCGGATTTCCAACTTCCTCCAACTCGTCCAGCTTGTAATGCCAGATCGAGATGTGAGGTGCTTGATACTCACCCTTGAGAATATCGGCAAGCTCCAGCTTGATGGTGTCACCGCTGCCGTTACGCACGGTTCCTTCTGAACTGACGGCCACGATGAGGTAGTCGTCGAGTTTAGAGGCACCCTGTTCGATGGCGCCGATGACATCCTCTCGGAGATCTCCGGACAGCCATTCGTCAACCGTCGCTACCTTGGTTCGGAGGCCTTGGAGCTTGTTGATTGTCATTGGCCGGACCTCGAGCATCGAACCCGTGAGGAAGTTCTCGATACCCTTCTTGGTGGCAGCCAGCTTGACTCGGTTAGCCTTAGAGCCAGTTGTGTTCTGAAGCGAACCCTCGGTCAGAAATGAGAACAGAGGGCCACGACTCCGAGTGATCGCAGTACGGATCGGTTGCATGACCTCTTCGGCCTGCTTCATGGTCGGAGCCGTCGTGATCTGGTGAGTTGTCGAGGTGTCCACGTTGAGGAAATAGCTCTGTAGACATGATTCGTACAGTGACTTCGCCGCACCTCGGGCCACGATGAGGTACTGCTTGGTCGTCAGACGCTTCTTGATCACCTTGTCGGCATACCTGCCGGATTCCGGATCGTAAACACTCCGGTTGACATAGTAGTACCAACAGAAAATCTGCTCAGCCCACAGCTTGAACGTGTCGAGTAGATGAAGGTCGCTTCCGTCGGTGAGCGTGAGCTCCTTCTCGCAGTAGAGGACGAATCCTTCGACAGGGTCCGCGTCGTAGTAGATGTTCGGGTTGGCGATGAGCGCATCGATCCGGTTCATCTCCATAGAGACTTCTCGGTTGACAGGAATATCGCCACGAAGCACTGCGGCACGGAACAGCCCGTAGTAGTATGGGACCGCTTTGTTGGACAAAGCCATCGTCAGCCCTCCCTTCTACTACTGGGTCATACGTCGGACGAGTACACCCGCACCGGCAGCGGCGGCAGGACCTGTTCCTCCGGTTGCGTAACCGAACCCAGCGGCGGCAGCGGCCTTCATTCCAGTCTTGATCGATTCTCCCGCCGGAGTCTCCAGGAATTTGCGGACGTTGGCATAGGTCTGTCCGTAAGCGAGGTACTTCTTGACCTGGTCGTGTCCGCGGTCGGCTGCCGACTTACCCTGAGGGCTGGACATCATCTGGGAATACTGTCGTTCCAGATTCATGCGTTCCAGGAACTGCCGCATCTCCTGGTTGCTGAGCGACCCGGTGCCCTTGGTCTCGATCTTGCTGTGCAGTCGGTTGGCCGTCTTGGCGTCCTCCGATAGCGTGGGCTTGGGTGCTGCCTGGGCTCGAGCAAGTTGAGCGTCGCTGCGACGGACACCCCACTTCATCCCCTTGATGCCGTAGTGCGTCAGACTACGGGATCCGCCGTAACGGTCGGATCGGTCCATGATTCCTCCTCCCTCATGACGTTCAGTCGCCATTCGAACTCAGCGATCTGCTTCTCCATCGCGTCGATCGCGTACGAAGTCCCCGGCGGATCGAACATGAGACGTACCTTCAGGTACAAATACGTCTTGACGAGATTGAGCCTGGGATCCGTACCAATGAAGGCGTCCCATGTGGCCGTGTCATCTTCGATCATGTAGCCGTTGTCGGGGCCGATCCCAACTTGGGTGAGTACGGCGAGCACAGAGTTGATGTGGGTCTTGATGTCGACGTCGAACGACGCGTCTGTTTCACCCACTCCGAGAATCTTCTTAGTGCTCTTGAGTATGCTCGGTTCCACTTGGGACACCTCCTCTCATTTTGACGGGAGCGTCAGGCCCGACGGTTGACTTCGGCCTGGACGGCGGCGTAGTTGTAACCGGCACGGGTGAGCCTGCTCTTGCGCTCATCACCATCACCCCAGTCGCCTCGCTTGACCTGGGTGGCGAGCTGAGCGATCGTCAGCTTAGGCTTGCGTTCACCCTTGGGGGTGAGGAGGCGGTTGACCTCCTTCTGAACAGCGGCGTAGTTGTAACCGGCCGACTCGAGCTTGCGCTTGCGATCGGCGCCGTCGTCCCACTTGCCCGCGATGACCTCGCTGGCGATCTGACTGACCGACTTCCGGGGCGGAGCCTCCTTGCGCATCAGCTTCTCGACCTCGAGCTGCACGGCGGACGGCTCGTACCCGGCTTCGGTGAGACGCTGGGCACGGATCGGGTTGTTGCCCCAGCCGCCCTTGCCCGCGACGATCTCCTTGGCGATGTCGAGATTCGACTTCTTCGACGGGGAGGTGGAGCCGGAACCCGATCCGCTGTCGGAAGGCTTCTGGTAGCTGCCGGAGAAGAACAGCACATGGACGTGATCCATGTGGTTCTCGGTCACGCTGCCGCGGTCCGCCATCTTGCGACGTACACCGGGCGAGGTGACGGTCGAGGTGATGTGCTGTTCCCAGATGACATGCTGGAGACGGAGTCGCTTGCGGTTGTTCCAGATGTAGTTCCGGATCCAGTCGCCCGCAGCCTCGTTGCGGACCATGAAGTCGAGGGCCCGACCGGTGGCGTGCTCCGAGCTGGAACCCATGCCCCACATGTACCAGAT